CGGGAGCTCGATCCGTGCCACGTCCGGCACGATGTGCATCGAGAATTTCCGGCCGGCGAACTCGTGGGCCGCCGGGTGCTTGCGCCACCAGTGCATGTCGCTCGCCGCCAGGAACTCCGCCCAGGGTGCGAGTTCGAAGGCATTGCCAATGACCCCGAGCGGGCTGCCGCACAGGGACTCCGCGAGCTCGCGCGAGGCCGAGGGCCCGGGTGCGAGCAGGTTCCAGACCGTCATTGCAGCAGCAGCGCCCCGCCATCCTGTAACAGGAGACCGCCGCCATCCTGCAGCGCCAGTTCCTCGACACCCTCGCCCGGCACCGAGTCCTCGTAGAACTTCACGCCCTCCGACACCATCAGCGTCAGGTGTTCCAACATCGAGTCGGCATCGAGCAGTACCGCGAGGATCGTGTAGTAGCGGCGGCGGTAGATGATCCGCTGGTCTGCAGCGACGTCATCCCGATAGCGGATCGTGATTCGGCCCCGCACTTCGGATTGCTCTGCGCCGGCCGCCAGGTACTCGCGTCCCGACAGTGGTGCAATCTCGGCCCACGGCCGCGCGATGGTGTGCCACTCGACGACCTGCTCGCCGGTCTCTGGATCCTGTGTCGTTGTCGGCGCCTGCAGCTCGACCTTGTGCCGCAACTTGCCAGCCGCTACCGCAGACATGGTCAGGCTACCGTTGACCGCCGGAGGGGCGTCAGCAAGGCAGTCGCGCCACGTCCCAGCGTGTAGCCGTGCCCGGCTTCCTGCGGTACTTCCGTCTCTACGCCCTCGCCGCCTCGGAACCGGTACTGGCGTTCGAGCTCGATCAGGCAGGCCGCTCGCACGGCCGGGACAACGAGGAAATCGCCGGCCGAGTCGAGCACGTTGACCGGCGTGCCTTCCGAATCGAGCACCATCTCGCCGTCGGAATCGATCTCGACTTCGTACAGGCGCCAGGCCTCCTTGAGCCACAGGCCGACGGCATGCGACACCGCTGTGATGAATACCGTGAGCCAGGGATCATCCGGGCTGCCGTCGGAATCAACGTCGTCGAGCCTGAGATGTACCCGCGCGTCCTCGAGGGAAATGAGATCAGGAACCATTGAGCGCCACCGGCTGCGGTGTGACGTGGTCCCTTCCTGGCGGTCCCTGCTCACCGTCCCTGCCCTTTCGGGCGGCCATGATCCAGTCGTCCTTGTTCTGGTAGCTCGGTTTCGTGTCGTTGTCCCGCTTCGCGATCCAGAGGCTCCCGTCGCAGGTCCAGGCGTCACCCTGTTTCGCCCTGGTACCAGCTGCCCAGAAGCCACGATGAATCGTGATTGGCAGGTGCAGGGAATGCTCGGCCTTGAGATTTTCGTCGGCGAAACTCAGCACCAGGCCGCGCTCGCCGTCGTACTCAGCAGTGAAGTCCTCGAGCGAGAAGCCGTCCCGGCCATCGGCACCGACCACCGGGCCGACGTCCTTCGCCTCACCATTGCCGAGCGTCAGCACCAGGTGTCCACACTGGTTGATGAAGGCCCCGGCGACACCGAAGCCGGGATCGCCTTGTGGCCCGATGGGCCCCTCGTCGCCGGGATCGCCTTTTGGGCCGGCCGGCGGTGGATTGTCGCGTAGATAAGTGGCGACGACCTCACGCATGAACTCAGGATCGGACTTGAATGCCGCCAGCACATCCTCGTGCGACACCTCGACCGGGTCCGGCTTACGATCCTCCAGAGCCTTCAGCCGGTCATCTATCGACATCACCGCGTTTGTGATGGTCGCAACCACGTTCTGCAATGGCGCGAACTTCTGGCCAATAGCTCGCCCGATGGTTTCCGCTGCTCTGTCGAGGTTCATAGTTGATTCCAATAAAAAAGGGCTACTCGTTTCCAAGTAACCCTTTGGGTACATCACCACGTCATGCCTGGACGCGCCCAGCACAGTCCAGCCGAACCTTCCCCGTCCTACCTGCCTAGATCCTGCCGGGCCATGTCCAGCCATGCCATGACGCACCAAGCCTGCTATGCCTTGACTCTGCTCGTCCCGCCTTCCTCGCCGGCCCGTGACTTGCCATTCCGCGCCACGCCGCGTCTTGTCACACCAGCCTTGTTTCTACCTCGCCGCGTCAAGTCGCGCCTCACCGCTGCACACCCGACCTGTCTCCACCTTGCCTGACCCGTCCAGGCCATATCACGCCACGCCTGCCCTATGCGGCGTTCTTCTTTCTACGCTTGGCTTTCGACACTTCCTGCCACACGCCGGCCAGCTCTTGCAGCGCGTGGTACTTCTTTTGCAGGTTCTCCAATTGAACAAAAGCATCGTGCAGCATCTGCTCGCGCATCTGTTTGCTGCTCAGGACCTCGATCATCGTCCGATACCCGCCGTCCTTCTGAACTCGATCGGTAGTCAGTGACACAAATGCCCGAACCGTGTCGCCTTTAGTTTCTTCCATTCGGACATAAACCCGCAGCAACTGACGCGCTTGCAGCAAACGATATTCGTGTGCGGCCTTGCCGTTGTTCCAGGTAAAGCATCCATGCAGCGCCGTTGTTTTGTCTCTAGCGTACTCCACCACATCCGCCGGGACGATCAGACCGTCCTGGCGTTTCAGTGCCTCCAGTTCCGCGAGGATTGCCGTCCGATCGTTCATGCGGCCTTACCTCGAGCCTTGCGACCCGTCTTCTTACTTTCGGCCTCCGATGCAATCCGGAACGTCCCCCAGCCCATGCCGGCGCTGCTCTTGCTGTCCGGCCGGCCTTCGCACAATCCAACCTGTGCACCTACGCGAGACAACAGATTCGAAACGTCTCCGAGCGTGAACTGGTCCGCATCAAACTTCACCCGGACGTCAGCCTGCCATTCTTCCCACATCGGGCGGCTGCGAATGTCGATCACGCCCGTCGCGTTACGGACATGCATATCGACCCGCTTGTACTTGCCGGCAATCAGGCGAACCAGCGGTGTCCCTTCGTCCTTGTCGAAACCATCGGCCTCGACGAAAAGCGAGAGCTTAGCCAGCGTCATTTTGAAACTGACAAGCCGGCAGGCCGAAATCATTGCGGCCCGGAAAGCCCCCGCGGGAATCCCGACCCAGCCTTCGCGTGAATAGTGAACCGACTGCTCGCAAACCTCGTCAAAGTTCTTCGCCTCGCGAATCTTCTTGCCGCGGGACGTCGAGCCGGCGGCCTGAGTCGCCATCATCTGCTCTTTCGCCTTCTGGCTGAACTTCGCCTGCACCAATGGTGCCGTGCCAATGATCCGAAAGATCGCGGTCTGAAGATTCGGTGCCTTGATGATTTGCACCGTGCTTTGTTTTGCTGGCATCTCTATCTCCTTGGTGAGTGACAAAACCAACGAGATAGACTTTAATACCGTTTAAGGTATTTTGCAATACTTTTAAGGTATGTATACTACCGGTAACACCTGCCGAGCGACTCCAAACGGGAGAATGCCATAATGTACGGCATGCTGACCGCAAACAAACTACGCGCTATCCGAGCCCTTCGAGGAATGACTCAGACCGAACTGGCGAAAGCCGCGGGAGTCTCCCCGACTGCCATAGCGGAATATGAAACCGGCAAACGCGACCTCCGGGCTAACACCATTCGGAAGCTGTGCGAAGCCATGAAGGTCGAGATTCGCTATATCGTCGACGGTACCGAGATCAGCGGTCCGTAATACCGTGTCCACAAACTGACGTTCCTGTTCCTCTTCTTCGTCATCATCGGATTCCAATGACGGCTCGTCACCAACCTGCGGCAAGTCCGTTCGGTTACGAAGTACCCCCAAAGCATAATCTTGATGTTGACCCCACAGCGTGTCGCCGCCGCCGGTCGATGCCAGGTTGAATTTCCGCCGGGCCTCGTCGGGTGTCTTGACCTTGCCGCCGACGAGCCGGGTCTCGACGTCCGCCATCTTGCCCTCGTCCATGCGCCAGAGCGGGTCGGTGTCGAGCTCGGCACCGAGGGGCGGCTTGATGCCGAGGCCTTCGTCGAGCAAGTTCTCCATGGCCTCAATGATTGGCGAGAGTGCATCGCCGTAGTATTCGACGTTCACATCGTCGGCCTTCCAGCCGCCTGGCGGGTTGCCGATGCCGATCTTGTAGGGCTTGATGCCGAACGGCTGGCAGATCTGCTCGTCGGAATACTTCATCTGCTCGACCATCTGCGAGTCGACCGAGTTGATCGAAAACGCCGTGAACTTCATGTCGGCGCCGATCACCGCGACCTTGCCGGCGTTCTCGCCGGTAAAATTGTCTGCCCAGTATTGTTTGATCGCATCCGCATCGGCATCGCTCATGCCGGCCGGTGCGGTCAGCAATCCGCCGGGCTGGGCGTTGTTGCCGAAGAAGTCCGCGGCGTTTCGCAGGATCCTTAAGTTTTTGACGGCCGGCCAGTAGGCGGCACAGAGCGGCGGGACGCCGATCAGCGGATGGTGGAAGGTATTCGCCCGATCGTGGATGATCTCCCGCGCCGGGACGAGGGTGTTGCCGTTGTCGCGCTCGAAGTACGTATTCGGCGGCAAGGGCGGCAGGTTCCAGTGGCCCCAGTTCCAGATTTCATAGAACACGTCACCGGAGTCGGACACGGCCGGCTTTACCCGGCAGGGATCGAGCACGTATAGACTCGTCACCACGTTGCGGTTGTCGCGTTCTTTCAGGACGTAGGCATTACCGTACTGCTTGCGCGACAGGACCCACGACTCCCGGAATTGCTGCGCGGTCTGGAAGTAGTTCGGCTTGCGCAGCACCGGGGAATAACTCGGATTCTCGATGGGCACCCAGATGCCGGCCCGGTTCTCGACCAGTCGAAACGGCAGTTTGGCGATGTCCTGGGCGATGCGTGACACGCAGGCATAGAGCGTCGGATAGCAGAGCAGGTCCGCATAC